AGGCAAACATGCAAGAAAATTTTGAACAGAGTGTATTCACTGAACTAATTCCGTACACAGCAGATAGAATATTGTTCTTGAGAGACACCATAGACTTGATATTTAAAGATGATGTTAGCATTGAACAGCTTCTAGATTTTTACAGAATCTTTGGTGAAATGACAAGTAAAATATCAATATGGGGAATACAAGCCAATACTTCCATCAGACACCTCAGTGGTTTACTTAACTATTGTCTGGATTCCATAAGCAGTGGTTATGAGATCTTATTAATTGAAGGTTGTGATGTTAACAACGTCAGAATTGTGTCTGATGTTGACGGTCTCATGAGGAAATCTTTAGTTCTGACTGCCTTTGACTACAAGACTACAATCACTGACTCTTATCACACAACCACAGATGAAAAGAAACAGAGTATATTGAGCAGTCTTCCTTTTGATCACGAAAGTAGGGTAGTCACTGGACCTTCCAGAGAGTTTCTCTTTGAACTCAATCTAGTTTTACCTGATGTCAGCTGTGAATTTGACAAAGAATTTGATAATGTAGACAAGATCATAGATTGGATGGGCTCAAAGACTAAAGATGACATTGCAATATATTTGAACAATTTAAGCACTTCCATAAGTGAAATTGAATCAGATTTAAAAACAGCTAAGCTCACAAAACAAGAGGTCGGTAGATATCTACAGTCACTGAAACTTGTGGTGTCTGAGAATACTCCATATTCATCAGTTGAATTTAACAGGATCAGAGGAAACATACCATCTCTTATGGGAGAGGAGTTGTGTGGAGATTATTATGAAGAGATGGGATCTTATGAAACAAAGTACTTGAGTCCAATTCCCTTGATCATTGGTTCTAGCAAAAAAAAGAATGAGCCCGTGAAAGACAGAGCCAGACTGATTATAGATAAATCAGAGAACTCTACAGTATTTCTCAAATACTTGTCAGATGATGTTGACACTGTACTTATAGATTCAAGCTATTCAGATTGTCTGGATTATGATCTATATGAGGGCAGAGTGTTAAAAAGGCTTCTAAGAGATGGTAAGAGACTGAATGCTTTCAGTATCACAATGACAACAACAGAAATGTATTCTAACAATTATGGTAATGGTTCGGTTCTCAGTCATGTTGAATTAGAAGAAAGACTGGTCGATTCAAAGTCATTCCTCGATGGAGTATCTTATGACAGGTCGATAAATGACAAGATAGTCGAGTCACTAATAGAGGAAATAATGCCAAATGTGGAAGAAAGGGTGAATTCTAGAGGGAAGCCTAACACAAAAAAATATATTCTTGAACAAATGAGAAAGACTCACAAAGAAATTTCTGACAAGAAAATATCACACCTCATGTCAATACACCAGGAAGTCGCTCAATCAATACTAATGAGCTCAAAGGTGGCAAAATCAAGGAAAGGACACAGTGTGTTCTTTTCAAACATCTCAGACAGATTTGCCATATCGTTTAACACTTTGACATTTTCCACATCTGAACTCAATGACACAGCTTGCTGCATTCATGGATGTCTACAATCAGACAATGGTTTTCTAATAAAGAATTTAAGGACATGTATGAGCACAGACTGGTTTAACATGTCACCCCCCATGTTGAATTGGATGTCCACAGTATACATGAAATACCTATCTTATTCTAGCCAGTATTTTGAAACATCTCTTGCTAACACTGCAAAACCAACATCAACCTATGAAATAGCTATGATAATGCTGATAAATAGATCAGGGTTTTCACAAGCTTCAGAGTGCATTAGGTATTTATTTGTGAACTCAACAGGAGTGAAAAAGAGCATGAGAGGCTTATTCAAATCATTCGAATTTCATAAGGATGGTTTTTACAAGCCCTCTTCACATATTGAGAAGCTGATATTCTTAAGAGCAATAAA